GTGGCACAACGGTCATAATGAGTGAGAAAAACGCTAACCCGGCTGGCTACGTATTAGCAAAATTCTCTGGCTCTGAACTTCGGGTTGATGGATTGAACTTTACGTATAATCTCGACTTCACAAGCGGCGGGGCCGGGGTTTCCGGTGGGGTGGTAGTCACTTCCCCTACAGGTGGTTTGAATGACTACTCAGCAGATTTGATATTTTCCCGTAGTGAATTCCGGGCGGGGCAACAGGATGCGTTTTTCCTTACCAGTCTGGCCGGGGTGAACGTCTTTGACTCTTTTGTAGAAAGTGAATGGGATTGTATACGCCAGTTCAACGGACGGGCTTTGAATGTTGACCGTTGTGAATTCCAGACACTTGTACGCAGAAACTACAATGGTTCTTGCCGGGTCATTGGCATAGGCACTAATTCTATACCGATACACCACAACCACGATGTAGATGTTCGCAATTCCATTATTCGTGGGTATGATGACCTTCAAACAGGTGCCTTCCCCGGCACTTATGATGCTAACAGAACTGCATTAGTAGAGTTGTATGGTGGGGTGTCAAACCAGTGCCGTATTCGTGTACACGACAACTACTTTGAATCTAGTATCGAAGACCATAGAGTTGTCAATGAAACTGAATTCAGGGCTGTTGCTGTTTACCATGATAGTTTGAATTTGCCCCCGGCTGTTTTTGATGTGTACGACAACTTGTTCAATATGAAGAACAATGATACTATTGAACCGGGGCTTGACAATATCGACAAACAAGGGGCTGCTGCTGTTTCTGGTACCTTTGACAATACCGCTGCTGGTACCATTGACTTTGTTGCGGCGGGGTTTCAGGTTGGTAACACTATACAAACTTCAGGGTATGTGGACACAGCTAATAACGGGTTTGGTGTCATTACAGCAGTAACCGCAAATTCTATAACTGCTGACAAGGTTGGTGGTAACTGGGGTGCAGCAGAAACAGGCACTGGTAATGAAGAAATAAAACGATTTATGTTTCAGGGCAACTCTGAACTCATAAGTAGCGACAGCGCCAACTACGTTATCAACCAATGGAATAACCGGGTTGTTCCGGGTTCCATGGATGTCAATGGCAGCAACGTAAACAACTTCCCTGTATTCCACGGGCGTGGGCCAGAGGGGTATGGTGGTCTTTACATAGCAAACGGGTCAACGGCACAGGGCAGTCTTACGGGCACCCCTGTCAAGTTCGCATTGTGGTCTGCTAACTTACCAGCCCAAAACATGACCCCTGTGTTTGGCTCTAACGATATTTATGTTGACAAGGCCGGGGTATATAAGGCGGCTTTCCATTTAGCGTTCACAGGGACTACAAATGGACAGTTTGACTTTGAGCTATATGTCGATGGTGTTGCGACAGGGCTTATAGCTGAAAGGAAATTAGGAACAGGCACAGATGTAGGCTCTTGTTCCTTTTCGGGGTTGGTGACAATCCCTAATGACGGGGCGTATGTGGATGTCCGGGTTGCAGCGACAACCGGAACTTCCATAACAGCAGTTCACGCTCAGTTAGTGCTAACGAATCCGTAGTGTAGGATAGCATGGCAGTTCTAGCAAGTGATAGTACGGTGCTGGCGTCTAGTTCGTCAGTTTTGGCAAGTGGATATGATGGAGGTTTTATTATGGCTTTAGCAAGTGGTACACGAGTACAGCTTATCTATGCTGCGGAAACGACGAGAGGTGTAATTCCCAGCCCGATGAGTTCAACGATTTTCCGGGCAACAAGTCGGAATATCAACCCACAAATCAACCTGTTGCGTTCAAATGAAGTTCGTGCTGACCGTCAGCGCACCACTTCACGCCACGGGTTCAACCAGATTGTTGGCTCTCCCGGTTTCGAGTTGTCACTGGAAGCTTATGATGACTGGCTCGAAGCGGCAATGTCTGGCACTTGGGCAACTGCCCCTGACACGACAGCAGCGCAGACAATCGACCAAACCACAATCACCCCTTCCGATGAAGCGGTATTTGTATGGTCTGCTGGTGATTACATTGCCGCTGGTTTCCGGGTTGGTATGACTGTTGAGACTACCGGGTATGCTGGTGCGTCCAACAACAAAGTTGCAACTGTCATTGAAGTAGCGTCTGCTACTTCAATGAAACTCAAGTCCAACGATGGTACTAACTTCGGTGCCCTTGAAGGCGGTGACGGTGATGAGCGCATTCAGGCTACTGGTGAAGTGATCGATATCGGTCAGGTACTTCGCACCTTCTGGATTGAGCGCGGTTTTTTGGATGTCGCACAGTATCAAGGATTCCTTGGTTGTGCAATCAACCAGATGAATATCCAGATTCAACCGGAACAGATGGTTGGCGGCTCTTTTGACGTACTGGGTATGTCTGCCAGTGGAATGCTTCCGGTTTCGTTGGGTGGTACTCCAACAGCAGCAGCGGCCAATGACCCCTTCAGTGCGTTTGACGGCGCGGTCTATGAAGCTGACGGGGAGTCTTCTGTTGTGACCGGGTTGAACTTCACCCTTAACAACAACCGTTCCCTGAATGCAGTTGTGGGTAGCAAGTTCTCTCCTGATGTGTTTGAAGGCACAGCAGAGATCGGCGGGGAACTGACAGTGTACTTTGAAGACGCAACACTGTACAACAAGTTCTTCCTTGAGACTGTCAGTTCGCTGGCGGTGCGTGTGGATGACATCAACGGCACTGATTTCATGGTTTTCGGGTTCCCGTCAATCAAGTACAGTGGGGCTGACATGGATCCACCACAACAGGGGCCGGTACCTATCACTATGCCGTTTGAGGCACAAGTGGATAGCGTGTCCGGTACGTCCATGTGGATTCAGAAGAGCAACGTCTAATCGTCAGTTGACGGTTAGTTTTCTTAAACGTAGATAGGAGTAAATCGATGACCGAAAAAACTGAAGCCCTTTCTCTGGACTCACTCTCTTCAGCGGATACGTCTGTATTCATGCCGCTGGTTCATCCCAAAACGGGTGAGGTAATACTCACCCCGGATGGGGGAGAGATGGGTATAACGCTTTACGGCAAGGATAGCGATATCTACCGCAAGGCCCAACGTGACATTACCAACCGGCGCTTGAGCAAGAAGACAAACGCTACGCTCACTGCGGAACGTCTGGAAGCAGAAGCCAATGAGGTACTGGCCCGGTGTACAACCAAGTGGAATATTGTGTACGAAGGTGAAGCTATCGAGTGCAATTTCTCGAACGCCAAGAAGGTGTACACAAGTCTGCCATGGGTCAAGGAACAGGTTGACGAATTTGTCGCAGAGCGTGGCAATTTTTTGGGCAGTTAGCTGAAGAACTCTTTGAATATGCTGAATGGCATTTCAAGATAACTCAGCCCGACGAAAAAGGGATACCACTACTTGACTATCTCAACCAAATTTGGAAGAGTACGGGGAAACAGCCTGAAACATTGGCTAGTGCCCCGTACTTTCCATTGGCGGTTAAGCATATTTGGGAATGGTATCTTGAGCTAAGCGCAACGAGAAATACAGTCATGGGGCTTTCGGCAATCACGTACACAGAAATTTTAGCGTGGTCGCAACTGAAGCTAACTGAACCGTCACCGTGGGAAGTTGAAATGATTATGCGACTCGACACAGATTTTAGACAGTACAGGGATACGCATACCAAGAAGGCGGGAACGAAGTAATGACTGACTTAGCAGAACTTGGCATTGTCGTAAGGTCTGACCAAGCCAAGAAAGCCACCAAAGACCTTGACAACCTTACCAAATCTGGTGTAAGGGCAGAGAAGAGTGTAGATAAACTCGGGAAGACTGCTGCTCAATCAGAGAAGGGTATGTCCAAAATGGCTGCTTCCCTCAAGGTTGTGGCCGGGGGGTTGGCGGGGTTGGCCGGTATCCGGGTGTTTTCCGGAATGGCTTCTACTATTGCTGAGTTTGAGCAAGCAATGTCTAACGTGTCAGCGGTGTCCGGGGCAACCGGGGCATCGCTGTCAGCGTTAACAGAACAGGCCAAAGAACTAGGGGCCACCACAAAATTTAGTGCCTCTGAAGCGGCGGCTGGTATGGAATTCCTTGCCAGAGCCGGGTTTAGCGCCAATCAGGTTATGACAGCCTTGCCCGCTACCCTGAACTTGGCAGCGGCGGGCGCTCTTGGACTTGGTGAAGCTGCTGACATAGCGTCTAACATCATGTCCGGTTTTGCTATTGCTGCTGAAGAGATGACACGGGTGTCTGATGTTCTGGCACTGACGGCGGCAAGTTCCAACACTAATATACAACAGCTTGGGGAGGGCATGAAGTTCGTTGCCCCTATCTCCAAAGCGTTCGGTGTATCTCTCGAAAACACGTCAGCCATTATGGGCGCTTTGGGTGACGCTGGCATACAGGCATCCATGGCGGGTACTAGTTTACGCCAGATTATGTTGCAGTTGAACAACCCGACAGCCAAAGCTAATGCTGCACTGAAACAGTTGGGGTTGACGGCCAGAGACATTAGCCCTGAATTCAACGACATCAACACTATCCTTGGTCGGTTGAAAGACGCTGCTATTACAGCCGGTGACGCTCAAGTCATATTCGGCCAGCGGGCGGCTAGTGCCGGTTTGGTCATGGTAGAAAACGCTGACAGGATAGTAGAATTCACTGAAGAGTTGGAGAATGCTGAAGGTGCGGCTCAGTCGATGGCTGACACCATGATTGATAATTTGGGTGGTGCCTTCAAGACTCTCAGTTCAGCGGCTGAAGGGTTTGTACTTGCTATCGGTGATGCAGGGGCGGCAAATGCTCTCAGGGCAGCAGTAGACGGTTTGACAACCGTTGTAAGAACACTCACAGCTAACATGGATGCACTGGTGACTGTTGCCGGGTTGGTGACTATCGCCTTTGGTTCTAAGTTGGTAGCTTCTGTGATAGCGTCAACTGCTGCAATGATAAAAGATACAGCGGCGAAAGTGCAAAATGCCCTTGCAGCGAAGGGTATAGCAACCGCCAACCTGACAGCGGCTCAATCTCATGCTACAGTGACAGCGGCGGCTCTGGCAGATGCTAAAGCACATCAAGCGGCCATTGCATCACTGGCAATTTATGGCCCCGCAAGAGCAGCGGCTAACGTGGCAGTCACACAGGCTACAGCAGCACACACAGCAGCTACAGCAGCAGTAACCGCACAGACAGCAGCGGTAGCACAGTTGGGGATTGTAGCACGAACAACAGCGGCTACAATGGGTGTCTTGCGTGGTGCAATGGCTTTCCTTGGTGGCCCGATTGGTGTTGCCATAGCAGCAGCGGCGTCAGCTATGTTTCTGTTGGCGCGGGCTTCCAGAGAAGCGGCACAGGCGCAAGAAACCTATGAACGTGCATTAGCGGCTGGTAATGTAGCCCTGAAGACTCAGGCAGAACAGACAAAGATTCTGGCAGAAGAGACTGACAAGGCACACTTAGCAGTACTCGAAAAGGCGCGGGCTGAACAGGCTGCTTCTCTGGCTTCTGCGAAACGACTGGCAGAGACAACCGGCATGGGTATAGCGTTGAATGACGCCATGCAAAGGGCTGGCAGAGAAGGCGTAAAAACCCTCACAGTGGAACTCGCCAATACCGAAAAGGCAATGGTCAACCTTATAACCAAGTTGTCAGGTGGCCGGAAGACTATCAAGCAAGTGGGCGAAGACGCTAAAGGCGCGGCTGAAGACATGACTGAAATCTGTGCAGCAGCCAAAGAGGTAGGCACTTGTGCAGAACGTCTACAGAAGAAATTAGCCAAAGAAGGGAAAATGCTGGCTGATAAATTGGTGGCTACTGGTGAAGGGGCTGAAGCGCTCAAGGAATTCAACTTACAACAGGAAATCCACAATACACTTGTGGAGAATGGTATAGCCCTTGGGTCTGAGGAAGCGGCGGCAATCGAAGAACAAATACGCTCAAATGAGCAATACCGCGAAGCAATCGAAGATACAAATGATGCGTTATCGGAAACTGGTGAACAGGCCAAGAAAGCGGCTCAGGAAGTAGACCAAGCCAGTGAGATACTGAAAACGGCGGGCCGGGGTATCCAGACTGCATTTACGGATATGTTCCTTGACATCTTCAATGGTGGGGTAGACTCGTTCAGCAAACTCGGTGACGCTATTCTAGACACGTTTAAGCGCACTCTAGCGGAAATGGCTACTCTTGCCATAGCAAGGCCGATTATCGTACCTGTCATTCAAGCGGTAGCCGGGGCGTTAGGAGTTGGCGGGGCCGGTCAGGCACTGGCGTCTGGATTTGCCGGGGCCGGTCAAGGTGGGGTTGGCGGGTTGAATTCTGCTGTAAGTGCGGGCCGGGGCATATACGGTTATTTCGCTAACGGCGGCTCACTTGCTACACTGGGGGCTGGCTTCTCTACCGGGTTTGGACTGGCCGGGGCCAATATCGGGGCGGCTGGTTTCACTGGCTCTCTAGGCGCAAATGCTTCCCTGATAGGTAGCTCTTTCCAGTCAGGCGCGTATGGTACAGCACTTGGCGCGGCTGCTCCCTATCTACCTATCCTTGGCGGTGCTGTATATGGATACACTCAAGGTGGACTCGGTGGCGCGGCTCTTGGTGCTGGCGGTGCTTATGCGGGTGCTGCTATCGGTTCGGCCATACTGCCCGGTATCGGTACCGTAATCGGTGGCGCTTTGGGTGGCATAGTTGGCGGGTTGTTCGGTGGTTCGTTATTCGGTGATGACGATGAACCTGAGACTAAGATTCAACTGGTGACGGTTAAGAACTTTGATGACCTTGTCGGGCGGGCGGCGTCAAAGGGGCAAGGCACCACTAAAACACCTTTCGGTATAGTCGGCTTCAATATTCGTGAGGAAACTTCTGGCAAGTTTGCCAAAGGTCTGCTTGATGGTATCAAAGAGATGGATACCAAAATTGCTGAATTCCTCACTGAAAGTGAAATAGCACAGGTGGCCGAAAAGTTACAGACAACAGACGCTTTACGTATCACTAGAGATGCGGATAAGTTTGGTGATAAAGACGTAGCTAAACTGATCGGTGATCGGCTGGAAAACATCATGTCTCAAATTGACTTCGGGAAATTTGATGACGCTATACAGGATGTGGTGGACAATGCCCCGAAAGGCGCGGAAGGCATAACCCAAATCACTGACGCACTGTTCCAGTTCCTCAGTCAACGTGAGGAAGTGAAAGACGCTATTACCGCATTCGGGCGGGTGGCTGAACCTATCTCTGAGATAGCAGCAGCGGTGAAAGCGCTTGAAAAGGAAATGCTTGACCTGATCCAAGCGGCTGTTGATTTCGGGGTACTTGGAGACGTTGGCGCTACTATCCAAGACATTGCAGCGGGCCAGACAAGAACATTGGAACTCTGGCGTACCAATTTCGACAAGAATGTAGCTGACGCCCTGTTAGGTATCACTGACCCACTGGCACTAGAGTTGCAGCAGTTCGATGAACTGGCGGCGCAACGGCTGGCAGATGCTGAACTGCTTGGGGCTGATATACTACAGGTTGAGCGTTTGAATGCTCTGGAACGTCAGCAGATACTGGAACAGACCGCAACGGGTATTACCGGCTCGTTCACTAGCGTATTCGATTCGCTGGAAGACTTTGTCAAGAGTATGGGGCTGGCGGCTGCTTCTCCATTGACAGCGCGGGAACGACTGGATACCGCACAGTCACTATATGATGACGTACTCAAGGCTGTTCAGGCGGGTGACACAAGAGGGGTTGGCGAACTGCCACAACTGGCACAGCAACTACTCTCAGAGGCACAGAATTTCTTTGCTGGCACTGAAGGGTTCTCAGATATCTTCAGAGAAGTCAACAGGGAATTGTTGGATGTACTCGAATTCGGCGGGGCCATAAGTGACCCGGTAATCACTTCCATAGACACCCTTGGGGTACAGTCAGTGGAGAACACTTCAGAGATAGTGGCAGCTATCGAAGAGGTTGCGGGCGGTAACGCTGAAGTCAAGGCACTGCTCACTGATCTAGTAGAGCAGTTGACCCGTATCTTATCCGGGGAGGAAGCAGCGTAATGCCTATGCTCGGCAGTTTTCCGATAGGGCAAACTCCTGTCAGTTCGCGGGCGGCACTATTGCCGTACATACCGCCAACTCCTTATGACGCACTCATAGCAAACCCGGCACTGGAACGTATATATCTACTGGAACTCACTATAGAAAACGCTGCTGGTGCTGATGTAGACTTGCAGTTTTCTTCACATGGCTATAGAACAACTTCAGATTTCTTCCCGCCAGTGTTGGAAAACCCCTTAAATTTTGGCATTAAACTGTTTGAGAGCAGCTTCCTGACAGGGCCGTCAAAGTTCGGCTCTGGTAGTATCAAACTCACTAACTGCGATTGTGCGCTAGATGGGTACCTGAAAGATGCGTCATGGAGTAAATATGACTTCACGGTCAAAATGGGTGCCATGGATTTTGCGTACGAAGACTTTGTACCTATCTTCATAGGGCGAATTGAATCTATCAACTGGGATGAACGGTTTGTAAATCTCAGGATACGTGACAATCAGGTTTTGCTGAATGACTTGCTACAGCACAACACCTATGCAGGCACAGGCGGGGTTGAAGGTACTGCTGACATAGCAGGTAAGCCGAAACCGTTGTGCCTCGGGGCGTGTTATAACATAGAACCTGTGTTAGTAGACCCTACGACTTCCTTATACCAAATTCACAGCGGTGCTATCCAGAGTGTTGACGCAGTGTACTTTGCCGGGTTGTTGGCGTCAGCCGGAACTGATTATACAGTGAATGTGGCGGCTGGTACGATAACGCTACTCACTAACCCGCTAGGTACAGTTACTTGTGACGTGCGGGGTAGTAGCGCTTTCGGTGGATATGTGAACTCGGTAGCTGATATCACAGAGCGTGTTTGTGTAGATTACGGGCCGCTGACCTCTGCAAACATAAACACCGGGGCGTTTCAAGCACTGAATGAGGCTAACAGTTCTGCTGTAGGTTTCTACTCAGGACTCAACCCGACTTCTATTTCAGCAGTAGTGGACACCCTGTTGAACTCTATCGGCGGGTTTTGGGGCTTTGACAGGTTTAACAAGTTGCGGGTAGGTATAGTGGAAGAGCCTACTGCTGCAGTGAAAACTATCACTACAGAAGAAATTATCAAAATTGCCCGTATCACTACCCCTGTACCTACCCATCTATCCAGAGTGGGTTATCAAAAGAACTGGACAGTGATGAACGCTGACAGGTTAGCCGGGGCCGTTTCAGAAACTGCTAAGTCTTTCTTCCAGCAAGAATACCGCTTTGCGGAAGACAGTGATGCAGCAGTAGAGACAAAGCACCCCATCAACAATGAAAGGGAAATTCTGTCTCTCTTGGCTGGTGAGTCTGACGCTACAGATGAAGTTACACGTATTCAAGCACTGTTTGGGGAAGACAGGGATATTTACAGGGTCAAATGCCGGAATATATCGCATGACATCACCATAGGTGACGTTATACAAGTAGTGCATGACCGTTTTGAGCTAACCACTGGTCAGAAGTTTGTGGTCATCGGGTTCACTGAAAACGTAAAGCAGGACAACCTAGATTTATTGCTATGGGGATGAACAGTGTCTAACATTTTACTCGCCCATACGATACTGTCTGATAACGCTTCGATTACAGATGTCGGTAACCAGAACGCTAACCACCCAGCTACTAGACTGCAATTCCAGCAGCGAACAGCCAAGTGGCAGACAGTTGGCTTGTCCAGCATGAACTTCATTATCGACCTTGGCAGTAACGCCAGTTGGCAACTCATAGCACTGTTGGGTAACAACTCTTCCAGTACAGCCACATGGAGAATACGGTCTGACACAGTCAAGGCCAACTTAACTACCAGCCCAAACTACGACAGCGGCAATATCTCCATGTGGCCGGGTTCGGCTGACTTGTCTACATGGGATTTCATAAACAGTGTGCATATCCCTACTGCTGCACATGCAGATAGGTACATACGCATAGACATAACGGACTCCAGTAACCCGGATGGGTACTTTGCGGCTGGCCGGTTGTTCGTGTCTTCCCCGTGGATTCCAGCTATCAACATGGCCTACGGCAGCGGGTTACGGTTTGAAGACTTGACACAGAAAGTCAGGTCTTTAGGTGGGGTGGCCTTTGCTACGCCAAGACCACGGTACCGGGTATTCTCTTTCACACTAGACTTCCAGTCAGAAGCTGAAATGTACGGTAACGCTTTTGAGTACGACAGGCTACGGGGTGAGTCACAGGATATTCTGGTTTCTATGGACTACGAAGAAACTGTATACACTCATGCCCAACTGATACACGGGCTTATGAAGAACCTAAAGCCGATTGTCAACACTAACTATTCCATTTTCAGGAAGCAAATCGAAGTTGAGGAAACGTTATGAGTATGGTTGCAGATAGGGTACTGGAAACTTCCAGTCATAACTTCGGGGCCACTAGTCCAATAAACCTTGACGGGGCAGTGGCTGGCTTTCAGACTTTTGTTGCAGGTATTGGCACCCTGAATGACTGCTATTACTGCATAACTGACAACAGCAACTGGGAAATAGGTATCGGGGTAGTTGTTTCTGGCAGTCCTGACACCCTGTCACGGGCCACTATTCTGGAGTCTTCCAACGGTGGCTCTATAGTGAACTTCCCCAACGGTAGCAAGAACGTATTCGTTGTTGCTCCTGCTGCTGTATTCGACGTTATCAACTTTGCCACAGCAAAGACAGGCGATTACACTGTAACTATAGCTGACAAGGGTAAAATCATCCCGTTTAACACTATCTTGGGTGACCGTACTTGTAACCTACCGGATATCACTACTGTTGACGATGACTACACTATCACTATATTCAAACAGGAGTCAAGCACCAACGATGTTATCATTGACCCTTATTCTACACAGACAATCGGCGGTGATTCAACCTATGCCCTGTCACTGAAACACGATGCGGTGACTCTGGCGAAAAACGGCACTATCTGGCGCATTATCCACGGGCACCGGCCTCGTGACGCCAGCGCTACACCGGGGCTTGTCCTGAACAATGCTGTCCACTTGGCCAAGACAACCAATCAGACTTTAACAGATGCAGTAAACACGTCTATAACGTGGAATAGCCAAGTGTCTATAGACACAAATGACTTCACCCACAGCACAGTAACTAACAACGACCGTGTTTATGTAGACAACGATGGTACGTATTTGGCCTTGTGGAGAGTGAACTTCAGGACAAATGCCAATATAACTCTGGACTTCTTCAACTCGGTACGTGTCAATGGAGTTGGTTATACTTACAACCAAATCAGGAGAACAGTAGACAACACTCAAACAAACTCCAGAGAATCTTGTGCTGGCAGCGCGATACTGGAAATGTCAGCAGGAGACTATGCGAGTTTGTCGCAAACAATAGACACTGGTGACAGTTCAAGTCCGACAGTAGAAACTGGCGGCACTGCTTTGTCTCTGATAAGACTACACTAAGAGGATAGTAACATGGCGTCTTTTGCAAAACGATTAAAGGTGTTGTTCCCTGACATAGTGTTCGGGGAAGATGTGGTGTTAGAGGAAGACCCACAAGGCGGCAACCCTATAATCACAGTCTGGACTCGTCCTGAACCTCTACCTACAGAGGTAGATGTTATGTCTGTCACTGACCAGCAAGTAGAAGACGCTGCTAAGGACAGGGCAGTGGATTTCGGCAAGATACCACCCTATTTCAGAGCATTTGTGGAGTTGCTCATTGACGAAATCAACGTTTTACGGGCAACACAGAGTCTACCGCCACGTACCCTGCAACAGTTCAAGACCGCTATGAGGAACAAGCTGTGATACTCCAGAGGGATACAGTTGTGTATGTGGGCGGGGAAACTTGGGTGTTGCCTGAAGGGTTGCGCACAGACGGTTGTACACTTGAACTGGGTGGTTGGCTGAAACCTTTGGAACTACTGTTGAAGTGGGCACTGGGTTTCAAGAAGTTGAAAATGGGGTGTGCCCTGCATGACTTTATGTGCCGGTACGGTCTTATGGACTCAGAGAACTGCCACCTCAGACTACGTATATACGCTGAAAAGGAAGTAGGCAAAATTCGAGCGTGGCTTATCTGGAAGGCGGTAAGTTCTAGTGACCGCTGTGACCACAATAAGCCACTACCTGAGAAGTGGCAGCAGTATGCAAACCCCCGGTAAACAGTCATGGCTGACATACAACCCCCTTCTCACAAGTGGCTGGATGCGGCGCAACATCTATGGCCATACATATCAGGGTTTATACTGACGATGTTTGCGGTTGTTAAACTTTGGTGGAATGACAGAAAAGAAACCAAGAAACGTATTGCCAATGTTGAGAAAATTGCAGAAAGTGCTGTAACAGAAGCGCGACTGCAAGAATGTAAAACTGACGTACTCGGGCACGACATCACAGTAGAAGAGCGCATACTGGAAGAGTTAAAAGTGCTGGCAACAGAAACTAAGGAACTTCGTCAGGATATGCGAGAAGATAACATAGCAAACGCCAAGGCGCACCAAGACATTCTCAAAGAAGTTGTGAGGTTGCATTCATCATGATTAAATCCATCAAAGACGCTACCCCTACACAGAAAGTTATCGGGGTTGTTGCGGCAAGCGGGCTTACGCTTTCCATGGTGTTCACTGGTATTGCTTGGGCCGTTGATGCTAGGATAGACCAGCAGACCAGTGAGAAAATCCAGCAACTGCGAGTTGACATAGTCAACGATTTCGAGAAACGGCGCATTGACTATCTGCAAATGAAGAAAAACGCCAACATTATCAACGATGACGAACGCATTGAACTGGAATACCTAAAGGAACAGAGCCAATGACTCCACAAGGCTTAGAGCATATTCACTCTCTGGTTATACATTGCAGCGCCACCCGTGAAGGGGTCAACCTTACGGCTGCTGACATAGATGAAATGCACAAGGCGCGGGGCTGGGCCATGATAGGCTACCACCGTGTCTACAGGCTTGACGGCTCTGTTGAACAGGGCAGACCCTACACACGTAGAGGGGCGCATGTACGGGGCAACAACATCAACACTCTTGGGCTTGTGTACATAGGTGGACTTGACGAAAACGGCAACCCGAAAGACACAAGAACCAGTGAACAGCGCCATGCCATGTTTGCTGACATCCTGTCAATTCGTAATCTCTGCCCCAACATCACCAAGATTTCCGGGCACAGGGATTATTCACCAGACCTTAACGGGGATGGGCTGATAACTCCAGACGAGTGGATTAAGGTTTGCCCCTGTTTCGATGTCGCCAAATGGCTAGAGACCTTGAGATATAGTGTGTGATAAAGAGGAAAACGTGTTGAAATGGCTGTATATAGCAGCGGGCCTGTTATGTTTTTCGTGGCTGGGATATAACTTGTGGGCCATCTTTCAACAGCTACTAATCATGAAGTGAGGTAACAACGATGTTTCTTAAATCCAATGCAGAGAAAATCGGCTTTGCCGTATTTATCGCTATAGTCATAGTGTTTGCGGTGCTGGCCTTCATGGATGACGCTAACGCTGAAGGGCCGGTTCTTGACCCTTCCATCACCCCGCAGAAAATCCTGACCTGTGACTATCCTGTCACCAGAACTGACGGCACCCCTCTAGCAGTAGGGGAAATTGCCACTATCAACTTTTTCGTATCTCAGGACACAGGGCCAAACAAGACTTGGGCACCGGCTGGCAGTAATGACACTGCATGCAGACAGGTGTACGACCTTACCGCTATCCCTGATGGTCAATACTACTACAGTGCTACAGCAGTAGACACGGGTGGTCGGGAGTCGGCGGTCTCTCCGAACTATGCC